AACTTTGGAATAGCACTGTTGGCAAATTGTCGTTTAACATTCCTTCTTGGGTTCCGGGTATCGGCGGCAAAGGCTTCTCCGTTCCTAACATTCCTTACCTTGCAGAAGGTGGGATCGTGACGGGGCCTACGCTTGCAATGATCGGTGAGCGTGGCCCTGAAGCGGTTATCCCATTATCGGGACGCAATTCTGGGATGGGCGGAAACTACACAATCAACATAAACGGCGGTCTCGGTTCAAGCGCAGAGATCGGAACAGCTGTCGTGAACGCTATTCGAGCATTCAATAGGCAGAACGGCCCAGCAAACATAGCGGTCGCCTAATGGCAGGCGTAGCGGTAATTGGGTCAGGTAACTACGACCTAGAGATTGACACGGGCTACATGTGGGACGCCTTCACACTGGACGACGATCTCAAAGGCGAACTCAACAATACGGAATATGTGCTGGATGGCGTAAGCCAATATGCGTCAGTCATGGATGGCACGATCGGACTTACAGCAAAACGCGGACGCCAAAACACAGGCGACCAATTCGCTTATGGGACAATGAGCTTCACGCTGAACGACACTTACGCCGACGGAGTGTTCAACCCTTTTGACACGACTTCGCCATATTACGATCCAGCGAACAATCAGCCCGGACTTGCACCGCTTCGCCAAGTCCGCTTTTCGCGCTATGACTCTCTTAATGTAAAGAAGTATTTGTGGGTGGGCTACATCGTAAATTACGACTACACCTTTACTCTTGGCGGCCTTGACACAGTGACCGTGAATTGCGCGGACTTCTCCTATCAGCTTGGACAGACTTTCCTTGCCGAATGGAATGTCACAGAAGAGCTCTCCAGCACTCGATTCGGGAACCTACTGGATCTACCAGAAGTCGCCTACACAGGCTCACGGAGCATTGAGACAGGCGTGGCGACCCTTGGCGGTGCAGCTGCTTGGACGGTCGCCAACGGAACATCAGTCGCCGCCTACGCCAACAAAATAAACGAAGCCGAATATGGCAGAATCTTTGTGGATCGAGAAGGCACGATGACCTTTCAGAAGCGTCTAGGAACGACGCTGGGCGTCCCTGTTGCGGAGTTCCACGATGACAACACCAACATCGGCTACTCGGCTATTGACATCTCTTTCCAAGCGGACACAGTGGTCAATCGTGCATCCATTCAACACGCTGGAGCAGCATCGCCACAGGTCGCAGAAGATCTAGTCAGTCAAGCCGCTTATCTTGTGCAGACACAATCCATCACGGACTCGCTTTTGCACAATGACGCCGCAGCTCTCACACTTGCCGAATACCTCATCAGTCCAGATCCCGAAGCGCGCTTCAATTTTCTAGGCACAGAATTCATTGGGACACCTGTCCTAGATCAAGACATACTTGCGCTCCTTGATGTAGGCGACCTGATCAATATCCAAAAGTCAATCACAACTTCGGCAGGCCCCAGCCAATTTGCTCAAGATCTCACCATTGAAGGACTTGAGCATCGGCTTACTTTGTCGGCTGGGCATGCGGTTACTTATTTTACTTCACCAACCACGATCGTCTATGAGCTCATCTTAGATGACCTTGTGTATGGCACACTTGACGCAGAAAATGTCTTAGGATAGGAGCATTATGGGAGCGAACGCACAAACATCAGTTCCGTTGTATGTAGCTGCGGAAGTCTTGACCGCAGCCGATATGAATATCAGTGCTGGCACAGGCGTCCCAGTGTTCGCTACAACCATTACGCGTGACGCCGCTTTTGGTGGTGCAGGCGAGAAGGTACTTGCCGAAGGGCAGCTTGCTTACATTGAGGCGAGCAACATTGTGCAATATTACGACGGTGCAGCGTGGGCTACTGTCGGGCCTACTACTAGCGGCGGTTTTGTTGTTACGAAAGCCGAAACAGCGTTTACTAGTGCGTCTACTGTAGAAATTGACAACGCGTTTAGTGCTACTTACACTAATTACAAAGTTTTTATTCGTTATCAAAATACTACTAACGCAGACATTTTTTTGCGTATGCGTGTTGGTGGTGTTTCTGCGTCAGGTGCAAACTACAACGCACAACTAGGCGGAGCAAACTCTACAACTGCGCTTGCATATCGTGAAACAGGACAAACTTCTGGTTATGTTGCCGCAGGGTCTACCGGCGCATTTTGGTCATCTGCCGAAATAACAATTTTTTCGCCATTCGTTGCAGAACCAACGGTGATGATAACCACAAACAATCGTTCATCTGGCGCATACACAGCACCAGTTATAAATGTGTTTGCAACAAATCACACCGTTTCAACATCGTATGACGGAATACAAATATTGCTGGCTGGCGGAACAATCACAGGAACATACACCGTGTACGGAATGGGCAAAACAGTATGAGCGACTACATCACGAACGACAACGGCGACAACCGCCCAATGACACCAGCAGAAACCGCAGAATACACCGCATCACTACCAGCATTAAAAGCACAAAACGCAGCACGCGCCGCAGCCGAAGCCGACAAAGCCGCAGCAAAAGCCGCACTACTAACCAAATTAGGCATTACAGCCGATGAAGCCGCGCTACTACTTGGCTAGTGTCATGCTTGCGCTTATCCTGACCGCGTGCGAAACAACACGCACTAACGCGCCAATAAAAGTAAAAAACAGCGCGCTAACACGATGCGCAACCATTACCCAATGCGAAAGGGTTAGCAATGGCTAGGGAAAAAGCAGAAATAGAAACATTGCATGCGCGCATGATTGTTTTTGTCGGCTGCACTATTGCAGTCACTTTTGCTTTAACTGTCATAGGTTTTACTTACGGCTTGCTTTTTGTCTCACAGCCTGAAAAACAGGCGCCCAATGACGCGGCCTTTATAGATTTATTAAAGACGCTTAGCATATTTATGACTGGCACATTGTCCGGTCTTGTCGCCGCTAACGGACTTAAAAGGAAGCCTGCCGATGGCAGTCCTACCAGCACTCCCTAAGATTCCTAACTCGAGACCGTACACAGGTAACTCGGACGGAGCCGCAGCTGCACCTCGGCAAGGCATGGACGAGTGGATCCGACAAGCAATCCGCTACAGCGACGGAGCAATCTGGAACAACGGATCTTGGGGAGTTCGCAATATGCGCGGATCCGAAACATCGCTCTCCGTACACGCAACGGGTAGAGCTGTAGATCTTTCATATCGCAAAACCGAACAACACCCCACAGCAAATCGCAAAGGTGCAGTCGCGTTCCTAAACATTGTCATCGCCAACGCAAACGCACTCGGAGTTGAATGCGTACTGGATTACTTTCCACAAAAGTTCGGACGCGGATACCGCTGCGATCGACAGGCTTGGAAGTCATACAGCAAACCCGAGATTCACGGTGCACCCGGCGGAGACTGGCACCATTACGAAATCAGTCCAGCAATGGCAGACTCTCCAGCCCTTGTCAAACAAGCCTTTCAGAGAGTGTTCGCCGAAATCCCCCAATAGCGCGCACCGATCCTCTATGGTCGAAGTACCGACGATAGGAGTACAAAACATGACCGAAACGAAAGTCTTTATCTACGAAGTAGGTCGGTGCAATTTAGACAACGGACAAGAAATCCTTGTCCAGATCTTTCGCCACGAAGACACACACAAAATCATCCGCGCACAGATCGCCTTTCGCACTTTGGCAGGCGATAGCTGGGGCGTCCCTATAGAATTGGACTTTGAAAAATGAGTTATCTAACGATCAAAATCTTTGCATGGGTAACTATAAGCCTTTGCCCTTTTGTGCTCCTCTGGGACGCTTCTAAAGCGCCTGAAGGCATGTCCAGAGTCAGTGCCGAGACGGCCTATGCCACGATCCCACTAGCACCCCTGCCTGTCGTAGTCATACCCCCCGTCACTTCGCCGGCTACAGCTTGCGCGCAAGCTCTCAACCTCGCCTTAAGTGTTGGATGGCCTGCCGCCGAGACACCGACACTTATGCGCGTACTTAAACGCGAGTCAAATTGCACTCCTACCGCATTTAATCCTCGAGACACCAATGGCGGCTCCTACGGTCTGATGCAGATCAACGGATTCTGGTGCACCCCTTCGGCATACTGGCCTCAAGGCTGGCTACAAGCAAAAGGGATATTGACTTCATGCGATCAATTACTGGAGTCAAAAATAAACCTCATCGCAGGTCTCGCAGTGTGGCATAATTCTAATTGGACACCTTGGAACCTTCCGAAGTGACCGAAGAGCCCTATCCCGAAATTGGTATTACAGAGGAGACCCGACAGATGTATCCCGAAAACTATTCCGACAAATACAACAAAGTATTCAAAGAGTTTGTAGACGACATTATGAAACCGCCGCGCCCGATAGATCGTCTTGAAGATCATTCAATTCTGCTCGATGAATTAACTCTGATGTACGACGCACACATGACAATCGGCGGAGACCAAAATCGATTCAATG